CTGCCTTTGCAGTATCAGTCGTTGCAGATACGCATTGCAGCGGAACTGTACAACCACATCGGCGCAAACGGACAGACGAGCTATACCAATAATGGCATTACTCGTGTGTGGGAATCGTCCGATGTAGCGCAGTCCCTGCTGAACGAAGTAGTTCCGAGAGTAGGTGTTATCGGCTGATGTTCAATGGAAGCCCTCTGGACAAGCGCCCGCTTTGGTATTCAAACCCTATCGGCGAGAAAACGCCTGTTGTGGACGAGTGGGGAAATGAGACTGGCGAATCCGCATACGAATCGTGGAGCGACCCCGCAAAGCTGATGCTGAATGTCAGCCCGCCTACTGGTTCTGCGGAAGCAAACCCTTTTGGAGCGTTCACGGATTACAGCTACGTTGTCAGTTCGTCGAGCAAAAAGCGCAACACACCGCTTTACGAAGGTACACACGTCTGGTTTCAAACGGACGTTTCAAAGCCCTTCAATTACACTGTGGTCAAGGTCGCAGAGCATATTACAGACACGCTGTATGCGCTGAAAGAGGTGGCTGCAAGTGAAAATTAAAGTGAGACTGAGCGATGCCGGACTTCGTGATGCGGAACGTCAGATACAGGAGTACAAGACCGCCCTGAACAAAAAGGCGCAAAAGTTTGCAAAGTCGTTGGCTGACAAAGGGCTTGATGTAGCGAAAGTTCGCTTTGCAAATGCAGAATATGCCGGTAGCAACGATGTCTCTTGTCGTGTTGAGCAGAACGGAAACATTTGCACCATCATTGCAGAGGGCAAGTCAGTCGCCTTTATCGAGTTTGGTACCGGTGCGCATCACAACGGATATGGCGGCGAACTGCCGCCCGGTGTTGGTGCGCATGGCTCCTATGGTCAAGGCAAAGGTGCTGGCAGACGTTGGTACTACTACGGTGACCCCGGTAATGCCGGAACCTATGTGGATACCGTTCCCGTCAAGGGACGGTTGAATTACACCAGCGGTAACGAACCAGCTATGGCTATGTGGGGAGCTGTTGAAGAAATGGCTTCTCAAGTTGAAGCAACGTGGAGGGAGGTTTGGAATAGTTGATTGATTATTTCAATTCCATCTACACGGCTGTTGCTAAGGAACTGCGAAAGCAAGTTCCCGGTATCTTCGTTACTAGCGAAATTAGTGACAGCCCTGTTAAGAGGTTTCCGTGTGTGCAGATAGAGGAAAATAACAATTTGCCTGTGCATCTTGATTCTGCCGATCACAGCAAGTACGCCGCCGTTTCCCTGCGTGTGCGTGTCTACTCTAACAAGAACCCCGGGCGCAGTGCAGAAGCACGCTTTATTGTTGGAATCGTGGATTCTGTTCTCGAACCCAAAAAGTTCTATCGCAAATCGTTTGCCCCGTTGAATGGGCTGTACAACAATTCCGTCTATCGGATTGATTGCAGCTATGGGGCAACAATCGGAGAGGACGGAATGATTTACCGAAACTAAGGAGGTAAACATTCTATGAGTACTGCTATCTCCGGTCTGAATACCACCCTGTATTGTGGTGCTACCGAGTCTGCATTGACGAAGTTGTGTGACATCAAGGATGTCCCGGATATGATTTCCGATCCGAACCTTCTGGATGCCACCACCCTGTCTGATCCGATGCAGAAGCAGATTTTTGGTATTAACCAGTCCGATATTAAGGCGTTTACCGCAAACTACAACAAGGAAGATTACGAATCGGTTCAGAAAGCTGGCTACGATGAATCTGCCGAAGAGAACCCCGACAAGTACTATGCAATTAAGATGCAGGACGGCTCCGGATTCACTTGGCAGGGTATGCATCAGGTTGGTCTGTCCGGCTTTGGCGTGGATGAGGTTGTGGAAATGACCATCAACTGCATTTTCCACACCAAGCCGAAGTTCGTTAAGGCGCTGACCATCAACGGCGGCTAAACCGCAAAAATCGAATCAATCAAACCGGGCAGAACTGAACATTGGATTTGGTTCTGCCCCTATTTATAAAGGAGAGCATTTATTATGGCTGCAAAGGTTATCAATTATCATTCCCCCGATGGCAAGAACACTTATGAACTAACTTTCACCCGTGACAGCGTGGAAGCCGCCGAACGTGCAGGTTTTCAGATTGGTCAGTACACCCAGATGATCAATCTGCTGTCCAACTCCCGTGCTCTGTTCTACGGCGCTTTCATTGCACGGAACAAGGGCATCAAGCGCAAGGACGTTGACGAGATGTTCCAGCATACCGAGGAGAAGGAAGAACTGATGGGCATTTTGCTTGAGATGTTCATGGATGCTTCTAAGTCTCTGCTGGCGACTGACACTGAGGACAAGACCGCAAAAAACGCAACGTGGGAGATTGTGTAACCGCACAATCTCAAGAATCAGACGGAGAGGGAGAACCGTTTTCCTTCTCCAAGCTGTTCCACGATGTAGAAGCCTATTACATCTCCATCGGCATGACCTACGACCAGTTCTGGTACGGCGATGTCTGGCTGGCTAAGGTATACCGTGACGCAGAGGAGCTGCGAGAACGCAGAGCCAATGCAGAAGCATGGAGAAACGGTTTTTACATGGCATCTGCGCTTTCCTCTACGGTTGGCAATATGTTCCGAAAAAAAGGGTCTAGCCCCATCAAGTACATGGATAGACCGATTCCCCTTACTCAAAAGGAGAAAGACGAGTATGAATACCAACGCGCAGTTGAAGCGCAGGAGCGAATCAAGAGAATGATGTTCTCTATGATGGAAAGTGATGGTGGTAGCGATGGCTGATGTTGATATTACGAGCTTATCCGTAGAAATCTCTGCGGAATCGCAGGGCGCAGAGCTTAATATCGACAAGCTCGCTACCGCCATTTCTAATTTGCGGACAAAGGGCAACGTGACAAAGGTCGTCAACAGCCTTGATAAGCTGTCCGCTTCCATTTCTGCGCTGAAACAGGCGTCTGCTGGCCTGTCTGGGCTGGACAAAATCACCAGCTTTTTGAATGGAATTTCCAATGTCAACACGACTGCAAGCACAAAGAGCATCAACACGGTCGTAAATGCAATCAAGAAGATTCCTACGGCAGTCTCCGGCTTGAACGGCGTGGACTTCTACTCCATGTCTGGAAGCATTACTCAGCTCACCAACGCTTTGGCTCCGCTGTCTATTTTGGACGCATCAAACCTTAAAGCTCTTGGCAGCGCTTTCAATGCGATCGGAAAAGTTCCTGATCTGACCGACAAGCTGAAAGCAACAGACCTTGATTCTTTTGCAAGCTCTTGTCAGAAGATTTCTGCTGCCCTTACTCCCCTTGCATCTCAGCTTGACAAGGTTGGCAACGCTTTTGCAAAGCTGCCGCCGCAGTTGAGCAAGGTGGTCACACAGGCAAACCGTGTGACTGCTGCCAACGAACGACAGAAAAAAAGCTATCTCAGCCTGTCTAACCAGCTGAATGGTTTCATGCTGTCTGCGAAAAAGCTGGTTTCGCTGAAAGCTATTGCTGAGTATCTTGGCAAAGCTGTTGCGAAATTCAATGACTTTTACGAAGCGACAGACCTGTTTCATAATGCTATGGGCAATTTGAGCGGTGAAGCAGATACGCTCATTAGCAAGATGCAAGGCCTGCTTGGAGTTGACCCGACCAAAGCGATGACCTACATGGCCACCATCCAGAGCTTAGGTACTTCGTTTGGTTTGGCCAGCGACAAAGCTTACGTTCTGTCTAAGAACCTGACTCAGCTTGCCTATGACGAAGGTTCCTATTGGAACAAGGACGTTGCAGAAACCTTTACCGCAATGTCTTCCGCAATCTCTGGCGAGATTGAGCCTATTCGCCGTTTGGGCGTTGACTTGTCTCAAGCACGGTTACAGCAGGAGCTTCTTGCTTTAGGCTTTAACAAACAGGTTTCTAGTCTGTCTCAGGCAGATAAGGCGGTTCTGCGTTACATTGCCATTATGAAGCAGACTGCCAACGTGCAGGGTAATCTTGCGCAGACCATCCAAAGCCCTGCGAACCAGATTAAGATTCTGAAAGCTCAACTTGATATGTTGGCAAAGTCTGTTGGTTCTCTGCTCTACCCTGCCATGAAATCCATTCTTCCTCCGCTGATTGCCGCCGTGCAGCTCATTCGAGAGTTCGTTGAATGGGTGGCAAAGCTGATGGGTGTGAAGGTCGTGTTCACTGATTTCACCAAGAGCGCTGACAGTGTTGGCGGTATCGGCGACGCAATGGATAATACAGCCGATTCGACAAAGAAAGCCGCCAAAGCCCTCAAGGACTACACGATGGGCTTTGATGAATTGAACATCATTGACCCCACACAGGGAAGCTCTGGCTCTGGCAGCGGCGCATCTGCTGGCAACATCTTGGGCGATGTAGACCTGTCCGGCTACGATATGTTCAAGCAGTACAATGAAGAGTTTGCAAAGCAGATTGACGCTATAAAGCAGAAAATCAAAGATATGCTGCCGGTTATTGGCGCTATTTCTGCTGCACTCGCATTGTGGAAAATCACCAATTTCCTGACGAACATTGCAACAGCAATTTCTAAAATGACGGATTTGCAAAAGTTGGCTCTTTCGATTGCAACAGTTGTTGTCGAAGCATCGTTAGTATTCAGTTTTGCAAAAGGCTACGCATCTAGTGGAAATCCTCTTGAGCTTTTAGGCGAAGTGGTGTCTGCTGCGTTTGGCTCTTTTGTTCTTTGGCGCACAATGGGCGCGGATGGCGTTACGCTTGGCATGGGCATCGCTTTTGTGGCGAGCCTTGCAGGTCTTACTTATGCACTTGGTACTGGCGAAGCCAATCTTGGCGATGCAAGCACATGGATTCAGGCTGCTTTAACAACGGCATTCGGTTCTATTACTGGTATCACACTGCTCACCAATCTTGGAGCAGCCTCTGGTACAGCCGCAACGCTTTCTATCGGTCTTGCAGGTCTTATTACCTTTGCGGGAATTACATTCTCGCTTGGTGAAAAGCTGAAAGAATTTCCCGTTCTTGACACCATCATCACTGCTCTGATGGGGATTTTTGGCGGTGCTGCTGGTGCTGGCGTTGCATTGCTTGTTGGTGCAAGCCTTCCTGTTGCTGGGGCCGTTGCCGCTGCTGGTGTCGGTATTGGCCTTGTTCTTCACTGGGCTGGTATCAAATGGGGCGCTAAAGAGAGCGGCGAAAAAACAGATGCTGCCGCAGAAGCCGACATTAAAATGCATTATGTCGAAAATGTTTTTGAGCAGCGTATCGATGCCATCAAACAAATCATTGTCACTAAGTGGAACGCTGTCATTGACTTTATGACTTCTCTGCCTGAAAAGGTTGGGAACATCGTAAGTAGCATTGGCGAGTGGTTCAGCTCTCTTCCTGAAAAAATCGGCTATGCCCTTGGCTTTGCCGTCGGCAAAATCGGGGAGTGGGTCGAAAACATGATCGTTACTGTAACAACCGAAGTTCCAAAAATCGTTTCGTCTGTTGTTAAGTTTTTTGAAGAACTGCCGGGGAATATTTGGACTGCAATTCTCAAAGCTCTTGACGTTATTTCTAAATGGCGGGAGCGCATGATAGCTTTCGTTGTTATTGAAGTTCCAAAAATCATTTCGTCTATTGTCGGCGAGTTCAAAAAGCTTCCTGACAAATTGAGAAAGCTTGGAAAATTCATCTGGGATGGCCTAATCAACGGCCTAAAAGATGCATGGAGTACCGTTACAAATGGTATTAAGAGCTTCACTGATGGCTTTGTCAATGGCTTCAAAGATGCGCTTGAAATTCATTCTCCTTCGCAAGTGTTTCACCAAATCGGTGTTTATGTCGTTCAAGGCCTTGCAAACGGCATCACTGGCTCCCTCGGTTATGTCAACGATGCTACGAATAAACTCGTAGACGCCACCAAGCTCAAGGGCGAAGAGGTGGTGGATTATGGCATCGAATGCGGTACCGGCTACGTCAACGGAATCATTTCCGGGCTAGACTCTAAGTGGGCCGAACTCGACAACAACCTCAAAACCAACTTCTTCGGTACGGTGCAAACTTTCATTCAGGCCGCGCAGAGTGGCGACTGGAAAACAGTCGGCACTACTATTGCTGCTTCCATCTGGGGCGCTATGGGCGATGAGCAGCGTAAACGCGTCAAGTCCGTTGCAAGCGATTTGCTTGGCAGACTGAGCAAAGAATTGAAAAGCCAAGCTTCTTCCCTGCTGAATACAGCCGCTACCATTGGCAAAAATCTGGTGAGCGCACTGACTCAGAATTTTGGCGCTGCCACACAAAATACGGCAAAGATGGTCGAGAACATTACCAGCGTGTTCACTAAATCGAAGACTCCGCTCTCGACCGCAGCGCTTGCAATCAGTAAAGGCTTGTCTGGCGGATTACTGAGCCAGTTCCCGAAGATGCTTGCTGGCGTAGCTGGTTTGATTACTACGATTGGCGGCGCTTTTACCGCCATGCTGGAAGCAATCGGTGGCACGTTGTCTGTACTTGGCATTCCTACTGGCTTTGCAATGGTTGCCGGTGGCGTGGCGATTGCCGCTGCTATCGCAGGCATTATTGGCAGTATCAGCCGTTCTAACTATAGCGACAGTTCTCAGTATGCTGGCACATCCAGTTATGACTCTACCTATGGGTCTGGTTCGTATAGTGGCACCTATTCTGCCGCAAGTGGAAACTCCGAAGAGATGAGAGATGCTGTGTACAACGGCTGCTACAATGCATTTCTTGACATCTGGCAGCGGTACGGAGAAGCAATCTCCGATGGCAGAGATGTGAAAGTGTACCTCGATGGCAAGCAACTTACTGCTTCCGTTGAAAAAACGCAAAAAGAACGTGGCATGTCCATTATGGGTACCGAAGTTTACTCTTACTAAGAAAGGATGGTTCAGATGGCCAATATTCCTGCACTGGTTACGGTGAATGGCGTAGAGCTGCCGGAACCGTCCTCTTACGAGGGAACGACTAGCACGATCGTGGACTCTGGGCGAAATGTTCAGGGTAAAGTTGTTGGCGCTGTCGTGCGGCATGATGTGGCAAAGGTCTCCATGTCATGGAACTACCTTACCGCGCGGCAGTGGGCCGACATCTTAAGCCTTTTCACCACGAATTTTTACTGCACTGTTAAATTCTATAACCAAGCCACAGCCGGTTATACCACGCGCCAGATGTATGTCTCCGACCGCACCGGCGGTATGTGGCGCAGAGGTCCGAAAACCGGTGGTGTGATGGGGTGGACAGGGTGCAAGCTTTCTCTTGTGGAGGTATGATACATGGTTGAAGTCTCCGATAAGTGGAAAGAAAAATTTAACGAAACGCTCGTCCCGGAATCTTTTGTAGAGATTACCTGCGGAATCACTGAGCCTGGCATCAATAAAAAAGCCACCATCGTCACGTCATCGGCGGCCCCGTTCTCCACCTTTCACAATATTGCACTTTCCGATAACGCTTCCATTTCGAGGTATTCCACAGGAGAGCCCAATCTCACTGTTCTTGATGGAAGCTGTAGCATCGTTCCTTCTTCTCCTCCGTATGGAACTACTGGTTTTTTGAGCGCCGAGATTTTTGACGATTCAAGTCACCCTGTTATTCGGCTTGAGCTTCCGAGTGAAAACAAATCTTCGATTCCCGGTGTTTCAATTTGCTGGTCTACAGCGTTTAACGAATACGCTACAGATTTTTCGGTCAGCGCATATCTTGGGGCCAAAAAGCTGAAAACCGTGACTGTGAACGGAAACAAATCCATTCGTTCTGACGTTGAAGTAGAACTTTCCGGGTTTGATGCTGTAGAGCTAGAGGTGCTGAAGTGGTGCCTTCCCGACCGCCGAGTAAGGGTCGAGCAAGTGAAAATCGGAAGGTATCTGGTGTTTGACAAGACCAAAATCTTGTCCTACAGCCATTCTTCTGCAAGAGACCCTATCTCCGGGCAGCTTTCTCAGGAGTCGATTTCCTTTAGTTTAGACAACAGTGACCGCACATGGGACTCCGTAAACCCTCAAGGGATTTACAAGTACATCTATGAGCGCCAGCCTGTCACCGTTCGTTATGGAATGGATGTTGATGGAAAGACTGAATGGGTGAGCGGAGGAATGTTCTTCCTGTCGGAGTGGAGCGTCCCTGCCAACAGTATTGAGGCGTCCTTTCAGGCGCGAGACGCTTTCCTGTATCTATCCAGCACGAAGTACACCGGAAGAAAATACGGCACGCTTTATGAGATGTGCTACGATGCCTTGGAGCTGTTGGAAGCGGATGAAATTACCTTCGATATTTCGGATGAGCTGAAAGATTACTCCACCGACATTACAAGCGATGAGTCTACTTATCACAATTCCGATATTTTGCAGCTTGCGGCAAACGCTGCTGGAATGGCTTTGTACCAGACTCGTGATGGCGTGATAAAAATTAACAGAGTCTACGGAGCCGATACCTCCAATCCCGTGTTGGACATTCCAGTACTGAACAATTATTCTTGGCCGGAAATCACCTTTGCTCAAAATATGCTCAACGTGGTGACCACCGCAGGTGGCGTTACCTACGCTTATCCCGAAAGCCCTTCTGGCAAAGGCGTGAGCCAGACTCTGAGCAATGTTATGCTCACAAAGGACATCCTTGCAAAATCCAGGAATGCCCTTACAGAGTCTTATGGAGTCCTTTCCAACCGCCGCAAGGCTTCTCTCACATATCGGGCAAGCCCTACTATTGATGCTCTTGATATGGTAAAGATTCACCATCAGTTCAATTACGATGCTGTCTTGCTGGCGACCAATGTAAAGTACACTTTCAATGGGTGTTTCAAAGGTACTGTAGAGGGGTACATGATGGCAGATGCTCAGGTTATGTCTCTTGACCATACCAGCGAACAGCTTGGCTGGGGCGAGTCCGTTATTTTGTCTGCTACCCTCTCCCCTGCTTCTATTGACTCTCCTAAAATCAACTGGGCAGCTTCTCCCGAAGGAATCGTCTCCCTTCACGTTCTGACGAATGCAGAAGGAAAATCCACCTGCCAAGTCAAGTGGAACTCTCCGGGCAAGGCTGTTGTCACAGCTTCAGCAGGCGGCGTCTCCGCAGAATGTTCCTTCGCTACGGCGTCGTACAATCTGTTTGATGTTGCGGAAGGCAGCACCGTTCTTATGAATGAGGGTGGCAACGTGGCCGAGTTCATCGTTGCAAAACATGACTACGAAAGCGAGCTGAATGGAGCCGGGCGAACTCTTCTGGTTCGAAAACACTACGCGGCTATCATGGCTTGGAGCTCTACATGGTCTACTTACGCCAGCAGCAGCGTAAACAGCTGGCTCAACGGAGAGTACTTCAACTCGTTCAGCTCCGCCCAGAAGCAAGCTATCGACAAGACGACTATCTATTATACTCCCGGTTTTTCTGACTCTTATTGCAATTCTGGCAGTAGCAAAGTGACTACGATGGCAAAAAGCATTTTTCTGCTTTCTCACCACGAGTTTGGATACGACACGGAAGGCTCTGATGCTCCGAATTGGACAACTAGCAGCCCGAGCTATAAGCACAACGAGGGCACTCCCCTGCAAAATGCATCTGGAATCCTGAAAACGATGCTTGCCTCTGACATGGAGGGCTCCAGCAGAGGACGATCTATTTGGACGAGAACTCCTTACCTGTACTCGCTTCAGATGCTTCGTGATATTGCTGGCACAAGTTCAAGCGCCAACAAGTACTGGCGGCCTCTGTTGGTCAGCAAACTTGTAAATGCATACGCCGTGTATGATTCTACGTTACAAGTGAATACCAATGCAGAGACAATTTCCTACGCCACCAATGATGAAACCCCTCGTAAGTACGATAATGTTGTTCACCCTGCATTTACCGTCCCAAAGTCTCTTGCTATTGATGCTGAGGGAAAACTGATTTTTTAAGAGGCGAAATATGGCAACATGGATAACCGACCGAACGCAGGCGGATATAGACCGGGTCAAAGAGCTGACCGCAAAGGCAAGAACCGGCACATGGACAGAAGAGGAGCAGCAAGAATGGGCTTCTGGAATGAAAGGTGCGCTCAGCTACACCGATTACAACCGCATTGAAAGCGGCATGAAAGAGCTTGCTGGTATCGTTGGCGCACCTTATTCTGCAAGGATTGTACAGCAAAACATTCAAGTTGTTACTGCGAAAAATGAAAGCGGCGACATTCCTTCGTGGGACACTTATCCCGCCAAGTACGAGTTCTTCATGCCGCTGACTGCCAAGAAAGCGGGCCTGCTGCTCCGCTCGCTGGAATTCCGCGTCAAGGGCTATGTGCCGGGTACGATGCGCACCGTCCTGCGCAAATACGGCTCCACGACCGCCCTAGTGGATAAGTTCATCGACATTATCCGCGGCTACAACGACGTGGTGTTGGACATGGACGATTTCCCGCTGGAAAAGGGCGTCGAATACCAGCTTTATTTCGCCGCCTCCAACAACTTCTACCCGCCCTCTGTCGAGCCCTCGTGGGTCGTCGCAAACGACTACGTCAACATTACAAATGGAAGCGCTTATTACGGCGACGACAGCAAGCTTATTTTTTCAGGAACAATCGGTTTAACTGTGCCTGTGGAAGCTGGTTGGACAATCAATGATTATCTGACCATTGCGGATGCCACTCGGTGGATTGATAACGTGAAAGCCATTCGTTCCAAATGCAGCGGCAAAAGTTCTACCCCGGGAGTTCCCGAGGCGCTGAGTTATCATTTTGCGGTTATCAATCAAGTAGAAAAAGTTTTGTCTGACATTGAAGCGATGGCAAAGGACCATTTACTTTATTGTTCAGATACAATATGCGGAGGTGAACCCTATTATGCATTTTGTTGACCGAAAAGCAAAATATCCCGGGCGTTGGACTATGATGAAATCTGATGGCACATCAGAAATCATCACTTTGATTCGTAATGATGAACCTGTTGTCGAGGGTACTCCAATGAACGCCGACACCCTCAACACTTTGAGTGATGTTGCAGGGGCTGACATTGCAAAGGAAAAGGCAGAAGCCGCCGCAACCGTTGCGTCAACCGCAAAAGACGCTGCTGAGTTAGCCGCAAACTCTTCGGAAAAAAGCAAAGACGCTGCGGCGAAGAGTGAAGCTGCGGCGAAGCAGTATGCGGACAATGCAGCGGCTATCGTAAGCACCGGCCCCACCCTGACAGTCAAGGGCGCTCCCGCAGACGCCAAAGCCACCGGCGACCGCATCAACGCTATCAAAATCGAGACCGACAAGACCCTCACCATCTCCGGCGCTGCTGCGGACGCAGCGGCCACCGGTGTGCGCATCAAACTGCTGGAGATGGTGCATGGCACAGACGTAAACGGTATCAGTTTTGTCTCGGCATTTGATACGCTTGACGGCGTAGAGCTGACGGGCGTGTGGAACAAGGCGGCGTCGAGGGTGGATTTTTAAGGAGGATAGCCCATGGAAACAAGACTTGGTGATATGGCGGTGGGCAGCACCGTAAAGATCAAGGTGAATGGCACGGCCAAGGATTTCATCATTGTGCATCAGGGCAACCCTGACTCCACGATCTATGATTCGAGCTGTGACGGAACGTGGGTGCTAATGAAAGACATCTACGAAAACAGCTATTGGCATCCCTCGAATATGAACGACTATGCAAATAGCTATATCCACTCCTACCTGAACAGCACGTTCTTCAATCTGATCGATGCGGACATCCGCAAGGAAATCAAGCAGGTAAAGATCCCGTATCGCAAGGGTAGCGGCACGTCTATGGACGTTACCGGCGGCTCGAATGGCCTGTTAGCGAAGATCTTCCTGCTCAGTGGGACCGAAACGAAACTAACTAATTATGCGCCGATCCGCGAGGGCGCAGAGCTGACCTATTTCAAGGGCTGTGAAAACAATGCTAGGTGTCCCGAGCGTGTTGCCTATTATAACGGTTCTGCCTTCATCTGGTGGCTCCGCTCTCCGCTCTGCCTCGACTCATACACCTACAGGCGCGCGCTGTACAGTAACATCGATGGCAGCTGGCAAGCCGACGACTGCACACGCTCGTACGGTATTCGCCCCGCTTTGATTTTGCCCTCTGCTCGCTTGGTGTCTGATGATGGCATAGTGCTCGGAAACCGCGCCCCCGAAGTGACCAGCGATGCAGGAGCCAGCGGGGCAGAGCTGGGAGAGCAGAACGCACCCTTTACGGTTGGGTACACCGTGACGGACAAAGACGGCGACCTCATGACGGTGACGGAGAAGCTGGACGGAGAGGTAAAGCAGACCCGGACAGAGGTACCCTCGGAAACTGCCCTGACCGTGGACTGGCTCAATGAAAAGGAAGGTTACACTCAGCTGCTGAACGGAGCCCACACTCTGACCCTTACGGCGAGTGACGGCACTGTCTCGACAGACTGGACCGCTACCTTTACCAAAAATATCACCGATACACGGGTGAGCCTGACCGCGCCCCTGACGGCGGACGACACCATCACCGTGGCTGCGCTGACACTGGAGGGCAGTTTCCCGGCAGACATGAGCATGACCGTGGAGATGACCAATAACGGACTGGATGACAGCCCCGTGTGGGAGACCGTGACGGACATCCAGCGCGGCGAGAGCCGGGCCTTTGTACATCACGTCTTTACCAACAAGACCGCCGCCCGGGGCTGGGCATTCAACTACAAGGTGACGATTACCCGGGGCAGCAGCGGCACCGGGGGTACCCTGACCATGATCGGAGGTGTGATCGGATGAGCGTATACTACAACAAGCAGAGCCTGAAGGAGCAGCATAAGAAGCAGGCCGAAAAAGAGAAGCTGCGGAAGCTCCCGGAGCAGGTGGCCGCCATTGAGGACGCCCTCTGCGAGCAGGATATGGCATCACAGGAGCGGATGGCGACCATCGAAGACTCGCTGTGCGAGCTGGATGCCGCCGTTAACAAGTAAGGAGGATTTCAAAATGGATAAAATCTGGGCAAACAGACTGGTCGCAGGCACCAAGACCTGGGCAGAGATGCCCGCAAGCCGTCGCGCCGGTGTCAAGCGGGAGCTAGCAAAGCGGGTAGTCAACGGCGAGATCGACGCAGAGCGGTATAAGGAGATCACGGGGGAGGACTACGATGGGTAAGCTGCTGGAACTGCTAGAAAAGCTGGTGCGGGCCATCTTTGGCCCGGGGGACAAGCAGGATGCCGAAGAGGCAAAGCCCGCACCGGAGCCTCACGAACCCCCCGGGGCAGAGGCTGTAACCGGCTGGGAGGGCGGCCCGCCCTACCGGTACATCGACGTGAGCCGGTATCAGGGCCTTATCGACTGGGCGCAGGTGGCAGCGGCGGGCTACAAGGGAGCAATGCTCAAGACCGTGAGCACCAATCACAAGCTCTCCAAGCGGGCAGACGGCCTGTATATCGACCCGACCTTTGAGACCAACTACCGCAACGCCCGGGCTGCCGGGCTGGACGTGGGCGTCTACTACTACACCTACGCCACCAGCGAGGCCATGGCCGATGCAGAGCTTGCCCTTCTGCGGCAGGCGGTGCGGGGCAAGGAGCTGACCCTGCCTGTGGCGGTGGACGTGGAGGAAAACAAGCTCAAGCAGCTGTCCACGCTTGACCTGTCCAATCTCACCGCCTATGCGCTGGAACAGGTGGAGCGGATGGGCTTTTACGCCCAGCTCTACACCTACACCGGTTACAAGTATGAGCTGGACATGGCTCGGCTGTCCTCTCGGTGGGACGTCTGGCTGGCCGACTACACGGGCAAGGCACCCAAGGTCGATTTTGCCTACAACGCCCACCAGCACACCAGCAAGGGCAGCGTGCCGGGCATCACGGGCAACGTAGACCTCAACGTCACCACCATCAACTACCCCAAAATCATCCGCAAGAAGGGTCTGACCCGTCTTCGGGAGGGCAAATGACCGAAAAAGAAGCTTTGCTGTGGGTACTGGGCATCCTGGGCAGCCTGTGCGCTGCAGCCATCACCATCGACAAGGTGCTGGAAATTATCCACAAGTACATCAAAAAGGCGCAGGAGCCGGACAACGCGCAGAACAAGCGGCTGGATGAGCTGGACAAGCGCATCGGCACCTTGGAGCAGGGCCAGCTTCAGCACACACAAGCCCTTGCCCGTGACCTGCGCCGCTTTGAAGAAATCGACGAGGTGAGCCGTCTGACCCTCGACGGGGTGCGCAATCTGCTGGACGCGCAGCTGTCCGGCAACAATCGCGAGGGGATGCAGAAGAGCCGCGCCGACATCGACAACTATCTGTTAAAAGGAGTGACCAATCATGGAAGCACTGGCAACTAAGCTTTTTGACCTTATCCCTGCCCCGGTGGCGGCAGTGCTGATGCTGGGGGGCGTGATCTTTTACGCTCTGGGCTGCATCCGGCTGGGCTACGGCGCAGCGGTAAAGCCGCTGGTGCTGGACCTCATCGAGAGGGCTGAGCAGGAAATCCAGGGGACAAAGCGCGGCGCAGAGCGCAAGGCGTGGGTCGTCAAGATGCTCCGGGCCGCTCTGAGCGCCAGCAAATACGGCAAGCTCATCAGCTGGGCCATCACCGATGAGACCATCGGGCGGGTGATCCAGTTTTTTTTTGACCGCATGAAGGCGGCACTGAGTAAGGAGTAAGACTATGAGCAGCACTACATATTCCCAAAAGTGGCCCAAAACGGCCATTTTAGCAAATGAGTTCAACTTTTTAGCTGTTAAAAGTCGAACTCATTGCGATTTTGGTAACGTCAACAAAATGGTGACGTTTTGTCACCGTTTCGCCGTGCTTGGCACTATGGTGCGCAACGCCGGACAGCTCCCGCAGCCCTTCTGGCTCGGTGCTGCCTGTGGCGGCGGCTCGTGTAGTGCTGCCCGCTGCGCTGCAAGGACTTGACCGACAGCAAATGACCGCCGCCATCAAAAACGCACCGCTTGGGAGGGTAGACCGTAAGATAGCCTTACTGCGGTACGTCGAGCGGCTTCCGCTGCCGGACATTGCAGCACAGACGCATTACAGCCGGACGGCGGTAGGCTACCGGCTGAAAGGCATTGAAAAAATGCTGGATGTATGATAAAATTAAACTAACAAATCCTCCCGGCCTCTCAAAGAAGCGCATTAGGGTGGATATTTGATACAGTCTCCCGCCCGCCTACTTACAGTGCGTACCATGCGGGAGACGATTTTATATGAATTATGGCAAATAAAATATATCACTTCTTGTCCCGTGTTTTGTTCGCTCTGATTATTTTGGGGGGCGACATCAAGCGTTCTAAAAACCGTCCTTCCATTTTGGCATAGTGCATTTATAGGCGTGGTTTTATCGGTATATGCGTCTTTGCATTATACGCCATACGATTTATGATTTGAAAGGCTGCGGCCTTGTAGAGAGCGGTATTGCCTGTGGGCGGTTTCTCTCTTGATTTTAGACTTTGCCGTTTCGGCGGCATAAAAAATCCCCTGCTTTGCCGAAGCCCTGCGTGCCACGCGGGTACTTTGTAGGCAAAGTGGGGGATTTTTGCTTTATATACACTAGTTTTGTCGAAGCCATTGCCATATATTGGATATTGTGATATTTTAGTATCGCACTCCAATGTGTGCCTCTTTACAGTTAAGCGCTTATGCGGATTTTTCCGTGTGGGCGCTTTTCTTTTACCCTTGCAAATCAGCAACCGTCACGTCACAGCCGCTTGCGATTTTCTCAAGAGTTTTCGCCCGAATGGGCTTTCCGGCTTCTGCGTGTTGGATGGTTGCGGTGGACAGCCCGGTCTTTTCTGACAGCGCCCGGATGGTCAGACCAGCACCCTCTCGGGCGACTTTGATTTTGACGGCAGACACGCCGAGTGTCTTATAATCGGGTGACATATATCCGATTTGGAACATTCCCTGCTGCTGCAACGGCAATGCTTTGAGCGCAAAGCTGTTATCCACGTCCTCGAGGTCTACATCCTTCAGGACGTAAGCGCAGGCGTTGTCAAGCTCCGGGGTCATCTTGTGGAGCTTGTGCGCCAGCGTAATTTTCATCATCACGCCACGTACGGGAAATCTCGTAGCGTTGTCAAGGTCTGCCTGATTCACGCGGTCGGGGTTGCAGGCTTTATCCAGCAAATGGTACAGCTTGCCAAGATTTTGGATGGTGGTATTTTTCATGTTTGTTCCCTCCATTTATTTTTTACTGTACTGATTATACCACAAAACTGATACAAGTGATACAGGCATAGCCACCAAACTTTGCCTTTCTTTTTTGTCTATTTTGTATTAGTTGTATTAGTTCTAATCAAGCTTTTTGTCCTTCGTTTGTCTTTCGTTGGTCGTTCGTTGTCTCTCGTTCCGGGCGCTTGCGGTACACTGAGTGCAATAGGAGGGATGAACCATGAGCTATTACCCAACACCCGGAGCGCCCTACGTTCCGCAGCAGCCTGTCAATCCTTACGGCGGCATGGGCACGGTAGGGCTTGCCACTCCCCTGCCAAACACGCAGATGCCACAGGCACAGCAGCAGCGTCCGCAGCCGATGAATGGGCAGCAGCCTGTTCAGCAGTCGGTACAGGACGGCGGTTGGCTGCTGGGCAGACCTGTTTCCAGCAGAGAGGAATTTTTGGCAATACCGTCTGACCTGTACGGCAGACCGACCTACTGCCCAGACTTGCGCAGCGGCGTGATCTACTGCAAGCGGCTGAACCCAGACACCTGTGAATCCTATGTGCAGGAATTTTACAGCCCGGAAGCGTGGCGGCAGATACAGGCGCAACAGGCACAGCAGACTGCTGCACCGACACAGCAGTATGTGCCTATTGAAGAGTATAACGCCCTCGTCCACAGGCTGGATGAACTGGAAAAGTGGCAGAAGAGCTTTTCAAAGCCCGCTGCCGCTGCGAAGAAAGGAGAATAACAATGTCCTCTCCGTTTGATGTGATTACGCACAGCCCCATCATGCAGCTTGCAAATCTGGCTCGTGCCGGGCAGAACCCGATGGGGCTTATCCAGCAGTTAAGCGGGCAGAACGCGCCTATCATGCAGGGCCTGAACCTGATTCAGGGTAAGAACGAAACGCAGCTCAGGACGATGGCACAGAACCTCGCCAAAGAGCGCGGCATCGACCTGAACCAACTGGCAAGTGCTCTGAACCTGACGCTGCCCCGGTAAAGCATCCCTCTAAGCGAAACGCTTCTCAGTTTTGCGGACTTGATAAAAACCGCTTTTATTTGGCTTCGCCCACCGCACACGGCGGTGGGATGGCATAACGCAAAACTGAAAGGAGTTTTGTTATGGACGATTTTGCAACTGGTTATCTGGCTGGGCAGGACGGCGGTAATAACAACGGCGGATTCTTCGGCAACGAGGGTCTGTGGGCGGTTATCATCCTCGCCATCATCTTCGGCTGGGGCAACTACGGCAACGGGCGCAACGGCAGCGACAACGGTATGGCGAGCTACATCCCGTATCTTGTAGGCACCGGAGCAAGCGGTCAGGGCGGCGCAGACACCCGTGCGGCACTGTCTGAGGGCTTCTCCCAGCAGGATACCTCCCGTTCTCTGGCGGGCATCCAGAGCGGTATCTGCTCTCTGGGCTATGACCAGCTGGCACAGATAAACGGCATCAACGCCGCTATTGCTGGCGGCTTTGCTGGCACCAATCAGGCAATCTGTCAGCTCGGCTACCAGAACGCACAGCTCGTGAACGGTCTGGAACGCAGCGTGTCCAACGGCGACAACGCCATCAGCCTCGCCATCATGCAGGAGGGCAACGCACGGCAGGCGGGTCAGACCGCACTTTCCACGCAGCTTGCATCTTGCTGCTGCGAGAACAAGCAGCTCATCGGCGACCTGAAGTACACCATTGCACAGCAGGACTGCGCTACACGTCAGGCTATCGCAGACAACGCTCGTGCCATAGTGGACAACTGCAACGCAAACTTCCGCAGCATGATGGACTACTTCACGCAGGATAAGATTGCCACTCTGACCGCTGAAAACCAGAGCCTGAAGTTCGCCGCTTCTCAGGATCGTCAGAATGCGCTTCTGACCACCGTGATGTCCCAGCAGACCGATACCATCCTGAACCGGGTCAATCCTCGTCCGATTCCCGCTTATCAGGTGGCAAACCCCAACGTGGGCGTGAACTGCTGCGGCTGCTGCTAATTAACACACTCCCCGATAACACCGGGTGAACCATCGGGGCAGGGGTAAGACACCTCTGCCCCTGATTTTTTAGGAGGAAAACATTATGGCTTGCAAAACAAGCTGCAAACTCTGCCCGCACTTGGTCATCAGTCAGGCGGTCACGTTTGCCGACGATACTTTGACCATCAACATCCCTGCTGGCGCATACCAGAACGGAGAGAAGTATTGTATCGTTGTCGCTCAGAGCTTGCCGGACACGGCCACCATCAATGCCCCTGTGGTTATTACCATAGGTGCAGGCACGACCGCATACCCTCTGACCGACTGCAACTGCGCTCAGGCGACCGCCGAGAGCATCCACACCCGCACCCGCTATGCTACTCGTGTGGCAACGTCTGCAACCGGCACCGGCACGTTTAAGTATCTTGGCTGCTTCTGCCGCTCCCACGCCGGTGCGCCTGCGTCCATTTCCTAAGGAGGTATAGATTATGGGCAAGACTAATTTTCGCCGCATGATGATGCTCCGCGACCACGAAAAAGACCGTGAGCCGGAACGTGACCGCCTCGAGGAAGAGCGTGACCGTAGGGAGCGTGAGCTGGAACGCCGTTTGCGTAAGCTGGAAAACGGCAACGGTCGCTATCCTTACTATCCGCAGGAAGAGAACCGCTACATCGACCCCTACCCCATCCCCCGCTACCCTGACGTAGAGTATGGGCGCAAGATGCCGCAGATTGGCTTCTCGCAGAACGGAGACTGGGACAAACGGTCTGGACAGTACGAACGTGGCGGCGCAGACAGCCGCTCTATCAAGATGCCACGCCAGCACCTCACCCACGATGAAGCAGAGGAATGGTGCGACAGCATGGTGAACGCTGACGGTACGAAGGGCTGTCACTGGACGCTGGAACAGACACAGGACGTTGCGAAACAGCGGAATATCACTTGTGACCCGAATGATTTCTGGGCAGTCATGAACATGATGTACTCGGATTATTGTCAAGTCGCAAAGCGCCAGTCTGTTGATACTCCGGGCTTCTACGCTGACATGGCAAAGGCGTTCCTTGATGACACGGACGCTGTGGACGGCAAGGCATATCTCTACTGGAATTGCATTGCTGACAAGTGAAGAAGAACCCCTGTGTAGCCGTTAAAAGCTACACAGGGGATTTTTCTATACGTTATAACCAAACGCTTTCATTATTTTTTCTTGCAGTCGCTTTGCTTTTTCTTTTGCTTCAGCTTCTTTTTCTTCTGGCGTTTGATTGTTCAATGGGAATCTTGGTTTTTTGGGGAGTTGTGCCGGTTTTGGCAAATTTGCCCAGTGCGTTACAATGTCACGTTCTGGTATTATTTCCTCTTCTTCCGTATACGTGCTGTCGAACCATCCTTTCCTAATAAAATATGCGGCATTTACATAACTTTTTCCCGTATGCCCATCCTCAACAGAAATAATATATTTCTCGTCAGTTTGTTCTGGTGGGAGCCCTTCTTTCTTGATAGAGTGCCAAATTATACATCCCGTTTCAACATAATTGACATTTGTATAATCCCGCCGTCCTTTAGCCCATTCTTCATACGCCAATGAATCTGTTTCGCTAGAGTGTTCTACTCCCATCATATTCTTCCTTTCTCCTATGTGCTGTCATTGTGACTACACAGGGTTTTTGCTTTAGCAAGTTCCTGTATCTCCGATTTTTTGCATGGTGCTTTTGAGATTTGGCACATCCACTTCCTGCATTTTACGTTTTATACCAATAATCGCTTGCGTGATTCCAGCTTTGTTTAACTGGTTTACAGACTTACGGAATACAAAATCAATGTTCATGTTCGCCTTGATTGTTCCGTCATCTTCAAGATAGCAGTTTGGAATCCACACGTTTTGATTACTACCGTTGATTTTGAAACGCTTTGCTTTGTAGCATCCGTAGTCCTCTCTTACAATCAGCTCAACAGGAATGCCCTTGTAATATTGAGTGTCAGTATTGTATTTTTCAGCCAGTTTTGCTTTACGTTTTGCTACCTCTGCGTTTATTTTGGCTTGTTCCTCTTTGCTTCTGTGCTTGTGTGGCTTATATGTCCGCACAATCTCTCCCCCCCATCATTCCCAAAGTACAGATTTGGCTTTTATGTCAAATAAGTCTTGCGGATGAAATACAAGGCTTTTATCAAGCTCAACTATGCCAACGATGGAGAACTTTCCGGGAACTTCTCGCTTGATTTTAGCCTTTGCTTCATCCTTGTCATTCGCAAACAACACGAACGGAGTTTGAAAGTGTCTGCATTTTTCGTCATCATCGTACTGGATTTTTACCCAATAAAAGTTTTCACCCCCTACTTCTTTCGGTGTTAAGTATTTTTTGACACTTGAGACATCGTAAGTGCAATACCCGATACACTGCGGGTTTCCGTGTTTCTCCATAAAATTGTCATTCCCAATACGAGTTGCCAAAACCATGTGAACGTCTTTCCAACCAACACGGTCATCATTGACCGGTTTATCGTCCATAACAATATCGTCAGGGTCTATCACTTTCTTGCCAACCGCCAAATTCCAATTATTTGCAATATAATGTGTCATCTGATACCAGTTGTCAAATGTTTTTGCTTCTTTCATGGCATCTTCCAAAGAGCCACGATGAGGTCTATAAACAATCATACGTCAATCCTCCAAGAAATCTTTCGCTAATCTTTCCATTCTATCTTGTGCAGTCCTATAAATGATTGGTTTTACTCAAGCCAATTGATGAAATATCCGTTGTACTTAAACTCTTTTGCCTCATTCGCGGCCTTAATCAGATTCTCCGCAAAAGCAATCGCCTCATCCGGAAACAATGTTTTTCCAGGAAAACATACTTTGCTACCGATTGAAGTGTCAATTCCGTCTCCACTCCTGCAAATTTCTATGCCATCTCCATAAGTCTTTCTTCTCTGTTTTAAGTCTTCTATGTTGTAATCAGAATACTTTACCTTGTCCATGCACACTTTCCTCTTAAATTTCAGCTTTTATCTATTAAGCAGTTCTTTGATGTAAAGCGTCTCAAAACTTTTCAGATGAGGATACTCGTTTCGAGCCATCTTCTCTGCCTGTTCTTCAACACTCAAAATGCTTTCAAAGTCATCATCCACATCAATAACATAGCACATACATTCATGGTCGTGCTTTTCGTTCCACCCTTCAAAAAGAGCAACAAACTTTTTCATATTTTCAATCCTCCAAGAAATCTTCCAGTTCAATCTTTCCTTCTGCCGCCGCAACTGCCAGAGCGTACACATACTGCCCTATCGTCATTCCGTGCCGTCTGGCTTCACGGTTGATGTACTTGCGTTCTTCCTCGCTCATAAGGATGGTAATGCGCTTAGAACGCTTGCCGTCACCACTTGCAACGCCCTGATGCGATTCTGGCATCGGGATTTTTTTCTTTGTCAAGCCAGCTTCAGCCAGTGCGCCGGGAACATTGCCCTGTTCAATCAAGCGTTGCACTTCTTTTGCCTGTTTCAGCTTCTTTGGCTTACCTTCGCCTAATACGGCATCATTTGGCTGTCTTTCGCTGTCTTTGGCTTGCTTCGGCTTAATACTGCTTAATTCCGCTTCACTTGGCTGCGCATGGCTGTCTATGGCATCACTAGGCTTAATTAGTGCTTGTTCGGCATTATTCGGCTTTGCTTGGCTTACTTCTTCTTCCTTTGGCTCACTTCGGCTTAATTTCTGTTCCGAAAAAATAGGCTGGAAATCAAATCCGCCAAGCAAGCCTGTGGGTTTTTTGCTGGTTGATTTCATTCATCTTCCTCCCAATCTTCATCAAGATCAGGAACGGTCGGCAATGGCATCCAGTGAGTTATATTATGCGGTTTTCCGCTTTTGTCCCGCCATTCCTTAAAATCTTTTTCATAGCCTACAATTTCTACATCGTATTCGTCTTTGCTAAACCCGATAACGTATGGGTTTAGTTCATCTGGCATTTCATCTTCTGATTTCGCCCATTGATTATTTGCAAGTTCTTTCTGCCACTTTTTGCAATATTTTTCAGCTAGATACCACTGAGAATGAAACGCCATTTCTTTCTCTTTATCGGAAAGGTCATTAAATGAAAAACCAAAATTGATAATGTAGACTTGCTCCGTGTCATCAGAACAAGTTGCATTCAAAAGATGTGGGTACAAATCGCTCATTTTTCTTTCCCCTCTACAATCATCTTCGCCAACGCCTTGAAGTCCTCTGCGCTTGTACTCTTTGCCGTGTCACCACTAAACAGGCTGTGCCGCTCTGCCTGCGCCTTACGAACGCCCATAGATGGTCTAATCTTCACGTCCAACAGCCTTGTTCCCATACTTTCTGCAATCACAGGAAGCTGCTCTACGACCTCTTTGGACAGGTTCTCACGGCTCTTGTACTGGTTTAGAAGCAGACCTTCAATCTTCAAAGTCGGATTGAAGTATCTGCGAACGTCACCAATGGTCTGCGAAAGCTGGCTCAATCCGGCAAGCGCATATCGGTCTGCTGTAATGGGCACGATGATGCTGTTAGCGGCGATCAGCGCATTCACAAGCGCAAGACCAAGCTGCGGGGGAGTGTCCAACACAATGTAATCATACTGCCCAGACACGCTTTCAAGGGCTTCTCGCAGCCGGAAGTTCTTGCCCATGTCCCGGACAAGCTGCTCGTCAATGTCCTTCAATGCGTTGTCTGACGGCAGAATGTCACCGGCTTCGCAGTGCTGGATTCCTTCTTCCACTGTTCCTTGCCGGGTCATTACATCGAACAGGGTACACACATCCTCTGTCTGTGCGCCGTAGGTGTCCGTTGCGTTGCACTGGGCATCGCAGTCCACCAGCAACACCTTCTTGCCAAGCAACTGCAACGCACCTGCTAGACAGGTGCTTGTGGTAGTCTTTCCTGTGCCGCCTTTCTGGTTGGCGACAGCTATGATTTTTGCCATTTTATCACTCTTTCTTTATTTGCTGTTAAGCGCTTCAATGGAATAAAACGCTGGCATATACTTGTCTACGATACCCGCTTTGTCCACGCTTCTAATCAGATAGCCAACAGGTCTGTCGGGAAACGGAGACCTGTCCAAAGATAAGATGTCCTTATATGCTGCCTTTACCGTATCGTAAACCGCTTCTCTGCGTCTTGGCAACTTGATTTCTGGATGCTCTTTCTTCATCCACTTCTCAACCACTTTTGCCACGTCAATGCAGTCTTGCTTTTCCAGCTCGTCACATACAGACCAGTCAAAATCCTCGTATCCGCTTCTGCGGGGCTTTCTGGCGTTTTTTTGAGGTTCGGTTGATACTTCGCTTGACTGAGCTTCAATCAACGTCTCAGACGCTTTAATTTTTGGCTTAAACTTGACTGCCACAGCCTTTCGTGCCACAAGAACCGGTTCATAGGTCACCACAATGTCAGACACAGCATTGATTTCATCTACTGCAACGTCAAGCACTCGTTTGCGAAGGTTCTTGTAAACATCGTAGCTCGCTTCCATCGCACCGAGCTGTTCTCTCAGTTTTTTCAGACTGATTTCATGCGGCTTGTTGTCCATGTTCATCCAGTCCCGAAGAATCGAATAAAGCAGAATGCTGTACTGAGACTTCATTCGTGATGTGTAACGTAGACGATACCGAACGTACCCGCTTTCGGCAATATCAAAAAAGATGGGACGAAGGTCAGGGTTGCAAGTGATTGCCACAACATAAGACCTTGTTTCTGGCGCATAGTCCAGTTTTGCCCTTGTGAAAAGGACAAAGCTCTCAAACGTCCCCTTCTCTTTGTCAATGGGAATCGACACCGTATTGCCCAGAAAGTGCTTGATCTGCGGCTCAATCCTTCGTGCATCAAGGCTTTTTAAACCCAGAAGGTCTCTGTACTCTGCCAGCGAGAACTCCACGCGGCTGCTGTTTGGGTCTCTCGGATTTATTCTTGACAAGTAAACCTCTAGCAATCGAAGCTCACCTGCCGTGTAGTCCCTAAACTTTGCCCACACAAGGGATTTGCTTTTTTCAACAAGGTTGTTGTCGGATATTTTAGGCATCTGTTCGCCTCCTTTATCAGCCCAAAAACAGTATAGCACAGACCGGGGGACAAGTCAATGCACTCCGTCCCCCATGGTTTGTCTTTTTGTCCCCCATAGGGTCGTCAAAACGTCCCCCGTGACTTGTCAAAACGTCCCCCATGCTTTGTCATTTCGTCCCCCATCTACATATTATATATTAAACAAGAAATAAACAAGAGGTTAAATATCATCGTTAAATAGGCGATGACGATAATTTTCAACAATTTCTTTATTTTCCCATTCCAGCTTGTGGATAACTCAACCTTCCATTTGCTGAATAAAGTCTTTCCGGCAATGATTAGTCTTATCTAACGTGTACAAAAAGTGTATGAAAAACTTTTGAGCCGGTGTTATGGGGGACGGATTGACGAGCCGATTAAATGCAAGCTATATATTATCGCTACTACGTTATTTATTCCGCGCAAATGTTGTCGATTCATAGCCTATGGGGGACGGAATGACAAGGCGAATTCGCCCGATAGGTGTACAAAAAGTGGACAAAATGTTCTTCAAAAACTGCGATAATTCGACAATCAGCCGCTTATATTATTCGGATTCACGGTATAAGAATCGTTGGACTTCATAGCGGCTTCCGTCCCGGCATCTTGCGCCTGATAGAGTATTTCCATCTTCGGGGCGGTTCCATTCGGGTCTGGGTCTGTTCCGGTAGCTTGCGCTATCTCGTAATTGCCCGATACCATCCGGCAAACAGAGACCCTGTCCTTCAATGGTGTGTGGAGGTTTGCCAGAACCTCCGTCAGCACACCCATATGGTCTGAGCCGTGATCTCCGTACCGGATATACAACAAGGCATCTATCTCATAGGAAGAACATTCCATCATAGCATCTATGAGAATCTGCCGCTTCTCCAGACCAGGAAGGTCGTCTTCCAGATGCTCCAGCAATCCAGGATAAATGCAAGCGTCCATGTATCGAGCCGCCGATACGCCGCAACAGGTGAACCAGCGCATAGCCATTGGCAGGGAAATGGCTGCCAGACCTTGCTCCCAGTTGGCAATCGTGCCACGATTCACGCCCATTCGTGCTGCTAATTTCTGTTGGCTTAAGCCGGAACGCATCCGTGCCATCTCTAATGTTTTGGCCGTTCTTACCAAATATTCATCCATAAATTCACGCCTTTTCAACAAAATTCTGCAAAACTGCTGGATTCGACAAGCCAAAAAATGGAAAAAGCTGCTATGGAGAACCAACAGCAGCCTGTGTTATAACTGTATTGTCAAAAAATTCCAAATAGAAAGGAAACACAAAATGAAAGAAACTGCAATCTGGAACCATGAACGTATGCTAATCATCGACGGAATGCCCGCCAGCATTACCGATGGGCAGCCACACACACCTGAACCATGGGAGGAAAGCTAATGAACCGAACTGTAGATGCTCTGATTGTCCCATACGCCCGCAGACGGACGCTGGAGCTTGTCCTGAGCCTTTCTGGGTACGAAGCTGATAAAGATGCTTACCTCGAAGCGAAAGGCATCCTGGAACGTGCCGTAGCCGCCTTAGACGATGGACGCGACCCGGCAGATAACATCGAACGCATTGACGGACAGCTCGTAGAGCTGTGATTGGAGGAAAGATGGATAGGCGTTGTCCCTTTTGACTTGAACGCTCGTGGCTTCCCCGATGAAAAGTAACGGATGTGAAGAAAACATTCGATTTTTGCGAAGTTGTTCAAATTATATTGACTACACAACCAAAAGATGTATAATCATATCAAATGAACATTCGTATTTACTGATCGGGAGGATATGCTGCAATGAGCGAACAAGAAAGAGCGGAGATTGACAGGTTTATCGCATGGTTGTTGGAACACCCTGAAAAGATTCCGGCAGCTGAGCAAGTCCTAGACCTGGAATAACAGAAAACCCCTTGCGCAGAGCTACACCAGCCCGGTACAAGGGGGTTTTTATTTTACCGGGTCAGAACCATTTCTTTTTTCGGTTTCTACGGTAACGATATTTTCTGCTGTTGCCATATAGTACACGGTCATTGCCTTTTAACAAGGCCTGCATGAACCAAAAGCAAAAGGCACAGCCGCACAACAAGTAATACACGGGCTTACCTCACATCTTCTCGATCAGGTTCATCAGCGCTTCACGCTGCGCTGTCGGCATAGATTCAAGCTTTTTTCTAATCCGCTCCACTGCTGCATCGACTTCACTTTGCGGCTGCTGGGGCGGGTTTTCTTTTTGCTCGCCAGAAACCAAAGCATCCACGCTTGTTTCAAAATAAGAAGCTATCTTATCAAGCGTTTCATATTTCAATGTTTGCTTTCTTCCGTTCTTCAAATCGGTCAAAGACCCACGACTTGCGCCCGATTCCTTGCACATAGTGGTCACGTTTACTCCACGCTGCTTGCAGAGTTTTTCAATATTTTCGTACAAGTTTGCCATAATTCCAGTCCTCGCATTGTAAGGTTTGCTGAAATTACGCGAACGCTTAAAAAAGGCCTTGCATTTTACGCGAAAGCGTATTATACTAAGACCGTACCGCGAAGGCGTAATGAATGATTTCTAGCAACTTCATTATATTACACTTATGCGTAAAAATCAATAGCCGGAGGTGAAATAATGGCTGAAAAAAAGCCTCTGTGTGACTTTGGCAAACAAATCGAGATTGCTCTTATCCAAAAAGACAAGACCAATGACTGGTTGATTGAAAAAGTCAAGGAGGACACCGGACGATATTTTGACCGTTCTTACCTTTTCAAGGTTAAGACAGGAAAGCTGGAAACGCCCGGCATCAAGAAAAGCATCTGCCGGATTTTGAATATTCAGGATTCGGGAGTGTAAGAAGGGAGAGAAAAAATGGCAAACATTCAAGTTTTTGAATATCAGAACAGCAAAGTTCGCACGGTTGATATGGACGGCGAAGCATGGTTCGTTCTGAAAGACGTGTGCGCTGTGCTTGGTATTAGCAATAACCGCATGGCTGCTGACCGATTAGATGATGACGAAAAGGGTGTCAGCCTGATTGACACCCTTGGCGGCAAACAGGAAATGGTAATTGTCAACGAGAGCGGTTTGTACCACGTCATCCTCCGCAGCGACAAGTCAGAAGCGGCACCGTTCCGCAGATGGGTAACGAACGATGTGCTTCCTGCAATCCGTAAGACTGGAAGCTACAACGCACCGCAGCTTACCCGCTCACAGCTCCTTGCAACTGCGCTGATCGCAGCGCACGAAGAGCTGGAAGAGAAGGACAAACGGATTGCAGAGCTGACACCGGATGCAGAGTTTGCCAGGGCCGTGTGTATTGCAGACAACTGCCGGACAGCCACCAGCATCGCAAAGGACTACGGTTTGACTGCTGAAAAGCTGAACAAGCTGCTTTACAGCCAGCGAGTCCAGTACAAAGACAGCGATGGTCAGTGGGTGCTGTACAAACCCTATCAGGGTAAGGGCTACACCAAGAACCGCAAGGGCAAGGCCATTCAGCGCTCTAACGGCAAGACTTACATTCCAAATACAACGGTCTGGACGGTCGAGGGTGAAAAGCTCATCCATGAGCAACTCAAGAAGCTTGGCATCACGCCGAGAATCGAGACCAGGGCTGTTGCAGAACAGCAAGATTTCGGAGGATGGGAGGACTGAACATGGAGAAGATTATCACCTTGAAGGTAGACCTTGAATACCCAGAAGAAGCCAAGTTTGCCATTGACGCTGCGGCCAAGACCTACTCGGATTTCAAGCGTGAACAGGCGACAAGACGTTTTGTGGAAAATGGTTGTACGCCGGAAGATGCAAAGAAAATCGCAAAGTTCATCCAGTTTCTTGACCAGTGTTTTTCTGAACACAATGAAAGAGCCTTAAGAAAGGCAAGTGAAGTGGATGGAAATTAAATACTGTGAGCGCTGCGGTGTCTTTCTTGGCCTTGTAAATCCGTGCAAGAAATACTGTGAAGAATGTAAAATCATTGTTCGCAGAGAACGGCAGGCTCTTATAAAGAAAGGAATCAAGGCTAAGCCGGAACCGGCTTTATGCGCTTGGTGCAAGAAGCCAATGGTTCGGAAGGTCTGGTCTCAGAAGTATCACCCTGAATGTGCAGCAGATGCAAACAAGGCTTTGACCAAAAAGTACAAAGCCAAAAAGCAAAAAGAGCTGAATGAGCTAAAAGCATCTGGTGAGTTCAAAATTACTTGGGATGTGCAGGAGCCAGAACGTGCGAGACCTCAAAAGCACGAGCCTCCAAAGTATACCGTGCGACAGATGAACGATGCCGCAAAACGATACGGCATGAGCTACGGCCATTACAGTACTTTACTTGCACAGGGAAAGGTGAAGGCCCCTGATGAACGGTAAGTACTACGGCAAGCGGGAAATCCGCTGGCACAGCCGGGAGAAAGACCGGCTGGAGCACATCCAACGCAAGCGAAGGATGGCAAACAATGAAGAAAGCAATAAGCAACTTTAACAAAAGCAGTCTGTGGCAGAAGCGCTGGAAAGAGCGTGAACCTTTAAGACTGGAACATATCGAGAAAGAAAGAGAGAGCAAAAATGAAAAAAATCAAAGTAAGAATCACATTCATCGAAGCCGTTCTCGGCACTTGGCCTAGCAATCAGAACATTGCACGCGAGTTCATCGCCAGCAAGTCCCCGGATGCAAATACCATCGAGGACGAGGTTGCTGCTCTGGGCGCTGATGCTGTGGCAGATAAGGGCATGACGGTGTTTCCTCGCAACGAAAACGGCGAGCCTATCTTGTATGACTACCAGATTAAAGGCTTCTTCAAGGATTCCTGTGGTATGTTGGGTCGTATCGGCGGAAAAACCGAAACTGGCAAGAAGAAAGCTGTCAACGAATCCGGAAAGCTGACGGCCTACAAGAAGGTCATTGATGGTCTGATTTTCGTGTCTCCCCGGATGATTCCCATTCATGTGAACGGTGAGATTACCGAGTGTCAGCGCCCTCTCCGTGCACAGACGGCGCAGGGCGAGAGGGTAAGCCTCGCCAACAGCGAGCAGATTCCCGCTGGTTCGACCTGCGAGTTTGAAATCGTTCTGCTGGACGATTCTCACGAGAAGGTCGTGCGTGAATGGCTGGACTACGGCGCTCTGCGTGGCATCGGCCAGTGGAGAAACAGCGGCAAAGGCCGCTATACCTACGAAATCCTCAATTAACCGCTATGGCAGGGTGGGGCCGTGCTGCACTCGGCGTGGAACGGCAACGGCATAGTGACGATTGGCTCAGAAATGCTAAGGCAATGCTTGAAGACGAAGCGATTTGAGTGGCAATGGCGATTCGCTGATTTAATAAGATCTGCAAAGGAATGGCGGAGCAAGGCTCAGACGAGCAATGGAATGGCAAGGAAAAGTTGGGGAGAGCAAAGGCTATGGATGCAAGGCGTAGCTTTGATATGCAAAGGCGATGCAAGGCGTAGCGAAGCGATGGCAATAAGTAGATACGACATGCTTTGGCATTGAGTAGCTAGGAGCAGAAAAGCAAAGGCAAAGCATGGTATAGCCGTGATTTGCAATGGCAAAAAATGAAAGGAGACAAGATGAAAGCGTTTATTGAAGTTGCCCTGATGTGGGGCATAGCACTGGCAGTGGTTTTGGCGGTATTTCTGCTGAACTTCTGGATGGTGCATCACATCGGTATTCTGGTAGGTGCATCAGCTACCCGTGGAATCATCACGGTATCTGTGGCGATGGCTACGGCATGGATACTGAGTTTTGGAGGTAATAAGAGTGAAAAGCCTGAAAGCTAATGTCCTTTGTACGCTTGGAATCGCGTTAGCGATTTTTTCGGTAGGATGCGGCGATGCAATCCAAAAAAGCCAAAGCGTGGCAGCAATGTTTGGATACGTTTTCCTTTCGTGTAGTTTCCTCGCCGCAGCACTCGTCTTGTGCGCCATTGGGGTCAGCTCTGAAAATGAACGTATCGAACGGGAAAATCGCAAAGTAAAACGCATTCCTCACCACACCAACGAGTGGAGGGATGCACGATGAAATGCCCGATGTGCGGTAGTGACAACATCACAACGGTTGATAGCCGATCAGACTATGACAGCATCGCTCGACGCAAGAAGTGCCTTGTATGTAACTACCGGTGGTCTACCATTGAAATCGACAAAGACCAGTGGCACAGTGCGTTGCAAATCAAAGAACAGCGCAAGAGAGGGAAGTCAAAAAATGATTAACCTTGACAGATTCGGTGGCGTGACAGAGCCGGAGGACGGCGTGTACTTCATGACCAACGAACAGATGGCGGAAGCCAAAGAAGCTGACCGGCTGGCAGCGATTGAGGACTTACAGTCTGAGATTGAGGACAGGGAAGCGGAGCTGAAAGACCTCCATGCACAGCTGGCAGAACTGATGGCTGGTTGATTTTATATAGCCAAGTTAAGCCGAAGTAAGAACAATGAAGCCTAATGAAGCCAAAGAAAGGAAACGTATGGACAACAGCAAAATCCATGAAGCTCTGATGGCTGTTCAGTCAGAGCTGAAAGCCCCCAAAGGGCAGATGAACAAATTTGGCGGTTACAAGTACCGTTCCTGTGAGGACATCCTCGAAGCGGTCAAGCCAATCTTGAAAGCACATAGCCTTGTGCTACGGCTTTCCGACAAGCCTGTTATTGTTGACAGTTGGCACTACATCGAAGCCACCGCAACAGTTGAATCGCAGGATGGTGCCACCTACACGGTAACTGCATACGCTCGTGAGCCTGAGTTTAAGAAGGGCATGGACGATTCGCAGATTACCGGCACTGCAAGCAGCTACGCCAGAAAGTACGCTCTGAACGGTTTGTTTTGCATTGACGATACGAAGGACGCTGACACGGACGAGTACCAGAAGCAGACTACAAGCAGGTCAAACAAGCCTGAGCAGAAGCAAACGGAAGCGGAAACCATCCCCCCATGCGCTTGCTGCGGAAAGCAGTTGCAGCCTATTCAGTACAACAACCGCACAGTCACTCCGCTGGAAACTGCAAGAAGCACGAAAAAACGCTTTGGGCGCGTCCTGTGTTGGGACTGTGCACAGAAACAGCCGAAGGAGGGCTAAACAATGCTCAACTCTATCGCAATTCAGGGGCGTCTGGTTCACACGCCTGAAGCTAAGGTCACGAAGTCTGGCAAGGATGTTTGCACGTTCAGCATTGCTTGTGACCGTCAGAGTGGCGGTCAGAAGGAAACCGACTTCTTCAACTGCACCGCATTTGGTAATACGGCACTGTTCGTTTCCAAGTGGTTCCAGAAGGGTAGCCTAATTCTGGTGACTGGCAGCATCCAGACCCGGAAATATATCGACAAGCAGGGAAACAACCGCACCGCAACAGAAATTATGGCGAACAAGGTTGACTTCTGCGGTGGCAAGTCTGACAGCAAACCCGCCGATCGGGCGCAGGATGCACCACAGAACTATTCTCAGGGTAACGCAGACGACTTCTCTGTGATTGACGATTCATCGGATTTGCCCTTTTAGGACATAAACCCTGACCGCCTACCTTATATAAGAGCTGCACTATCTGGCTGGACGGGCGTTTGGAAATATGAAAGTGTTGATTGCCTGCGAGGAATCGCAAGAAGTGTGCAAAGCGTTTCGCGCAAAAGGCCACGAAGCCTATTCCTGCGACCTGATTGAGCCGTCCGGCGGACATCCAGAATGGCATATTCTCGGTGACTGCCTAAAGGCTATCGAGGGAGGCCAGGTCGTGACCATGGACGGAACCGTGCATGACGTGCCCCGCTGGGACATGATTATCGCATTTGTCCCCTGCACAAAGACGAGCAACGCGGGAGCAAGACACCTGTACAAGGGAGGAAAGCTCAATCTTTCCCGGTATTATGAGGGATTGTGCGGCAAGGCGCTTTTTCTTGCCGTGTGGGCGGCAGATTGCGAAAAAGTGGTGATTGAGAATCCTACCCCCAGCAAGATTTTTGATTACCCAAAGCCTACGCAGGCAATCCAGCCCTACGAGTACGGACATCCTTACAGCAAGAAAACGCTACTGTGGGAACGCGGTGTACCGCCGCTGCACCCGACAAACATCGTAGAACCTACCGCGACATGGTGCCCGTCTGGTTCCTACTCGCACAAGCATAGTGAACAGCACAAGGGCATGTTTACCACTGACCGCGCAAAGAGCCGTGCAAAAACTTTTCCGGGCGTTGCAAAAGCTATGGCAGATACTTGGGGGTGAATTGGAATGATTACCTGTTGTCTCAACTGCACATCACGCCACCAAGCTTGCCACGACACTTGCGAGAAGTACAAGGCAGAGAAGAAAGACTTCGAGGAGCGCAAAGCATTCGTGTATGAGCTGAACCACAGCCAGAGCGTGTACCACCGTGACTATGAGGACAAGCACCGGGAGCGTGGTAAGAAGCGGTATCTCGGAAGCGAATTTAGAGGTGAGAGAGAATGAGCAGGCTTGTTGACATCGAACCGCTGGAAAAGTACCTAACTAGGCTTATCAATCTGGCAAAGCGAGATGAAGTTGGCATTCGGTTTCCGTCTGCTGATGCGTGGAAAAGCGAGCTTGAACATCTGAAAGAACTACCAACAGTGAATCTATCTCAAAGATGGATTAGCGTAAAAGATTCACAACCGCAAAAAGACGGAATCTACTTTGCCGTATACAAATTTTGGCGTTGGAACGATTGTGTTTCAACGAGGGAGTTTAAGGATGGAAAGTGGACAGAAGAAAATAACCGTGGAAAGGTTAGGCTCTGGATGCCGATTCCAAAAATTACGAACGATGATGAGGAGTAAAGAATAAATGGGAGCGTTTATTGCAAGGCAGCCTAATGGCTTGCTGTGTCGGTTTTCTTCGGTTGTTGATTGCATTACCGACTACAACATGACGGAAGATGATTACATCGAACTGTGTGCTAAAAAGGCACGAGAAGAAGCGAGAGATGTCCTTGACCATTATGTTGAGCCGTTTGAAATTGTTGACAGGTGTTTCTTTCCAAACAACATGACTACTGAAGAACACAAACGGATTATGAAGGAAATGGAAAAGCCTGCTGACAAAGCAACTCATATTCCATGAATTTAGAAGTGAACGAAGATGAATAAAAGAAAGTACAAGCCGGGCTGTTACATCGTTTCGCTTGATGATTTGATGAAGCAGGAGTTTGTTTACTGCGCCGGAAAACTTGTTCACAAAGGCTGGTTTGGTAGTTGGCAACTGCGATATGCAAATAGCGAACTTTCTCGGCTGCGTATTAGAGAAGCCAAAAAAATCGAGGATAACGCATGAACACCGGCAAGCAATTTGAAGCAGATTTCAAAGCGTCCGTTCCATCCGATGCGTGGTGCTACCGTCTGAAAGACAGTGCTGCAACCTACTACGGCGGCAACGAAAACCTATCCTTTTCCATCGACAACATCTGCGACTTCCTTGTGTACCGTTACCCGATGAACCATCTGTTCGAGCTGAAAACCACTGAAACTCCCTCTATCCCTCTGGAAAAGGTGTTCGGCAAGTACGACAAGGCAAAGTGCAAATACCGCAAGGAAAAGCACATCACTGACATGGTGGAAGCAATGGGGTACAGCGGTCAGACCGCCCATGTGATAGTCAATTACAGGGCGGTCAACCGCACCTTTGCAATCCCTGCTAGCAAGGTTCTGGCGTTCCGCTACAACGAGAGCCGCAAGAGCATCCCTTGGCAGTGGGCAGAGCAAGAGGGGATAGAGGTCAAAGCAAAAAGGCTGCGTGTCCATTGGCGATATGACGTGGACGGGTTGCTAAAGAGATTGGAGAAAGAAAATGCAACTGCCTGAAAAACAAGAATTGGTAAGGCTTCTGGGGCTGTACCAAAGCGAACTTCTTATGGAGAACGAAGAAAACCTTAGAAAGAAAATGAGAAGCAATGAAAGCCCGAAGAAGGTTGTCACAGATTATTCATACGGTGTAAAAGCTCAGTATGAACACGCAAGAATCATCATCAAGAAACTTTCTGTTGAAATCGGAAAAGAGCTCAAGGCTAGTTGGGAGTTGTGGTGAAAATGACAATGGTATGCGATAGGTGCGGTGAAGCGTTTCCGCTTTCCAACGATGTGAAATACATGACACCGTTTGATGACGAACTTGACCAATTTGAAAGCAATTCTATTGTAAAGTGCCTTTCTGGCGATGATAAAGGAATTTACTCGATAAGAGATGAAACCGTTGTCCTTTGCCCCTCTTGCATGGAAAAGCTGAACGAATGGCTGAAAGGAGAACAGAAACGACAAGCAAAATGGATTTACGACCATGAAAGCAACTCAATCGAGTGTGACAAGTGCAGAGCAGAATACAAACTCTCGCCGTATGAACGTGTATCGGATTTTGATTATTGCCCTAACTGTGGTTCAAGAATGGAGGGAATAAAAGAGTGAGCGTTGTCTTTAAGTGCGACAGGTGCGGTGAGATTTTTAATCGGAAAGTGCCTGACATAAACGATTGCTACGGTACTGCAAATTCGATTCTGTTCTTAGATTGCACGGTGGAACGCAACCGTTTTGGACTGGGCGAAGAACCGATTCAGCTTTGTCCGTCCTGCATGAAAGAACTGAATGACTGGCTAACACCTGATGAACAGAAGCCCGACACTGGAAACAAAAACGAGTGGAACAGCATGAATGTTCAACCGCAATGCGGTGAAGCTGTCGAAATAAAGTTTGAAAATGGAGACCTCGACATTGCGTACCGCAGATATAACGATAAACGCTGGTTTCAAAGTAGTGGTGAATGGGTTTTAAGTGATGTCAAAATTGTTGCATGGCGGTACATCGACTGAAAGGAGAACAGAAGTGAGCAATCATCGTTTTATCTGTCTTGTGATTACAATTCTGGCACTGTCACTCACACTGTTATTTACATCCTGTGGTTCAACATCTGCTGATGCTGAAACTAAAACTGAAATTGCTGACCACCCTTGCTACCATGTTACAGTTTATTCCCCGGAAATTGAAAAAGTAGGCTACGGTAGCGCACGGCATTTAAAGTACACCATTACGGTGGAAAGCTTTAACGAGCTGATTCCGATCTCTAGTGCAAGAGATTACAAACTACTCCAAATACCTCTGGGAGACGGTCGATTTGAGCTTGTATCCACTTCAATGGTTGAAATTGAATACTACTGAAAGAGGTAGAGATATGCAAAGGAAAATTTCAGACATTCTGCCCAAGACCGAAATCTTGGCGCGGTTGGCAGAAAAAGCGTCCAAACTGGCACAGGCTGCGTTAAAGCTGCGCCGTGCGCTGGATGGCGCGAACCCGACACCGAAGAGTGTTGAGGAGTGCCGGAGCGCATTTGAAGAAGGGTACGCAGACGTTGTGAACTGCATTATTGCGTTGGATATGGACGCTGCAGCCTTTGATCGAATGCGGAAAATGCAGTACGAAAAGGAAGTCTGCTGGCTATCTCGCCTTGAAGCAAAGGAGCAGTTGGATGAATAAGTACGGAGACTGCCCGGTGTGTGGCAAGAAGATGGAGGGCTAACGATGTACGATTGCTCAAAATGCCCAGCACGTCAGAGCTGCATTGCGGCAGCGCAGCCGGGTTCCGTTTACTGCGTGATTAAGCTGATGCAAACCGGTGCGTCAAAGGCAGACA